GGGTTTTCAAAAGCCAAAAGCCTGGAAAACGCCATCTGCTTACGAACAGTACTATTAAGCGCACTGTTCTGTTCGATGACGCCACGGAGCAGGTTTTCGGCCTGCACGGCATTGGTCAGATCCCCCGTAATACCCATCTGATCGAGCAGGGCCTTGTTCTCTGCTACGAACTTGTTGAGCTGACGAGTGTTGACGCGAAGCGAGTTGGTTTTCGGGTCAGTAAAGAGTGCTTTGGAGGCCATCAGCCGCAACACGCGGTTCTGAGCGTCCTGGATCGACGCCACGCCAGCGGTCGAAACCTTCGCAAACTCGCGAAGCATGTCCGCTTCTTTACGGAGTGACTCTGGCATCAGGCCTGGAGCAACCGGACCCGCCTCAGAAGCAGCCTTCGTCAGGCGATCGCGCATGAAGCCGACGGCGTTCTCGATCTCCTTCATGCGAAGGGCAACGAGATCTGTGCCTACGCCGAAAGCACTATCAACCAATGTCTCTACGGGGTAGCGAGGCGCTCCCGTACGTGCCGTGCCGAGCATTTCGTTCGCAAACGTACGAGTGAACGTGTCGTTCAGTGCACTAGAGAATTCGCGCGCCTTGTCATACGCCGGATTGTCGAGTTTCGACAAGTCCTGCAACATTGCATCGGCAAGATACGTATAGAAGCTCGCATCGGAGACTTCGCCACGCGCTCGGGCCTGACGCGCAAGCGTCAAAAGGTTTGAGCGGTAGTTGATCAGGTCGCCAGGCTTGGTCTTCTCAAGCGCCTTTTTGTCCGGCAGATATCGATAGTGAACAGTACCGGTCTTGGCGAATTGATCCGTAGCGCGGCCACGTCGATAGAGTTCAATGGCGCTGTTGTTGACGCCAAAGCTCTCCATGATCCGTCGCACATCAGGCGGCACCATTGAGTCAACGAGCGCAGGACCGATCTGAGCGACGCGCTCGAGATACGCACGGACAGTGTTTTCGGCAGTGAGCTGCTTGGGCCGTGGCACGAGCTTCTCGGTCGGACCAGGCAGTTGGTTCTGCGAAACGTAAAAGCCGTCTCTGCCTTCCTTACGGCGCAGTTCGTCGAGCACTCGCGCACGGTTAGCAATCTGATCCGCCGTCATCGTGGCATCGAAGCCCTCTGCAGACCACGAATCGAGTACTTCGCGCTCGTTAATATAAGGATCTAACGCCGCACGGACTTTCATCGTCCATACGCGCTCATCGCCTTGCAGATCGCGTGCGATAGCGTCGTACAACTCCGTGTCGCTGATGGCGTTGTAGTCTTCCTTCATCGGGAAGTAGCCGGCGTCAAAGACGCGCTGCTTCACCGCATCGATACTGGCAGTGCCACGCTCACCCAAGACGTTGCGCGGGATGTTCTGACGAACAAGGCCCGGAAGCGACTTGTTGGTGATGTCGCGAGCAAGAAGCTCACTGTCATTGGCAATACCGCCTGTGTTCTTGATGAACACAGACAACGGAACCGCCTTCATTTTCAACAAACGTGAGACCTTATCTGGGTTTCTAAGGTCAACGTCGTTAGCGCGCATGCGCTTCAAATCAGGCAGTAATCGATTCGCCCAATCAAGATACGTCTTGTTGACCAACGTATCAGACGGCTGCACCTGGAGGCGCACCTGCCCTGCCGGCTTCATCGCTTCGCGATCGGCGGCATCCCAGTAATAACGCTCGGCTGTACGAGCGTTTTCCAGCGCTTTTTCTATTTCGTCGTAGTAAATACGGCCGATCTCGATGCGATTTTGCGGCGTGTCTCTGGTGATCTTTGAGATGCGCTCCGCAGCGCGCACATTAGCCCGCTCGAGTCGCGCATCAATCGCCGTTGAGAAGAACTTCTCCCGCATCTCCGCCGCGACACGAAGGGCCTCGGGGGATCCAGTATCCTGAAGCGCGGCGAGCGTTTTGGTAAACGCTTTCAACGCATCCTTGCCTTGCGCTTGGACTGACGTAGAAAAATTAGGATCCAGCGCACTGAGCGCCGATTCAAGCTGCGCTAAAGTCAAAGACCCCGTTTTTTGCGCCGCAGTAGGCCCTGTAGCCGCCACACCTGTTTGATCAGGGCGCGGATACGTGACCGCGACCCCAGGAGGCATCTCCGCCTCGAGTCGCTTGATCAACGCCGGAATATCCTCCCCATTCTCCTCAAGGATTTTGATAATCCGCCGCGTTGCTTCATCGCGTGAACGCTCGCTGCCGCGCTGTTTTGCGGCTGCACGTGTCTCCGCACTACGCAATGACCAGAGCGAACTGAGTCGTGGGCCTGCGTTTGAGGTCAACGTCGGAATAATAAAAAGAGGGTTTAGTACCTTGGTCCCGCCCACTGTTTCAGCGACCAGTCGCGTTAGCGGATCCCCCGGATCGTACTCTTCGGCAAGATACGCGCCTGTGCCAGAGCCGATGCCATACATGGTCTCGCCTGCCAGATAGGACTTCGGCGACTTGCGCGCGAACTCCCCAATGGCCGTGACGTACTTGCCAATCTTGTCTCCGGTGGCCACGGGCAAGTAGAACGCCGCCGGAGCGAACGCGATTGTACTGCCCAAAGTCCTACCAAACTCAAACGCCGGCGCGAGATCTTGGCTTGTTGCGCCACCGATGATGGCATCGGAGAGCTGTTTGCCGCTCAAAAGACCGAAACCAAAGCCCAGGACGCCACCTAGCGCAGGAGGCGCTAAGTTATAGCCCGGAGGCATAAAGGGGGAGAGTCGCGCGCCGTAAGTGGCACCCTGTATCGCACCGTATATCGCAGGAGCGTCGCTCAACAACGATGAACTTACGCCACGGCTACTTTCTACGCCGATTTCTGATAAAGAAGGCGCCTTGTCGGGCGTATGACCGAAGGCCGCAAGATCTTCTTGTGAAAGAAGGTTAGCGGAAACCGGCTCCGTCGGAACAGACGTATCTTGCTGAGAGATAGGCCGATCACCAATCCGAGTCACCGTGACGTCCGGTGGAGTGTCCCTCGCAATCAACGCCTGCAAATCCTCGTAGGTAAACGAGGGCGGCGCAGGCTCTGTCCCAGGCCCTTGGTCCGTCGTCCTTGGAAGCTGCTCTGGAGGTACGGCCATGCTGTTATCCTTTACTGCTCGTTCGGGAGAGCCTTGCGGGTATCAGGCACCCAGGCATTCTGCTTGCGATTAAATACCAAGAATTGCGCTCCGATGGGAAGTCTAAGGTATTCCTCTTGCGTCGAAACCACGGGCGGAATGCCCACGATGTCGATAATTGCTTGAACCTCGCGCGCCTTAAGGCGTTGGTCGTTCGAGTCCTTAACATCCAACGTGCGATCGGCCGCTTTAGTAAGCGCATCGTTTCGGATGCGATACAGCACCTGGCCGAGGCTGATTAGGTTGTTGAGGTAACCGACACGGTTTTCCAAGAATTGCGGTTCGAGGTTTAGGTATAGGTTAATGTCCTTACGCTCGGCTTCCGCCAATCTGGTGGTCTCGCGAAGTGCAATCGCTACACGAGGCGCGAGCTTTGAGATCGTCGATGCAGCCTGCTGTTGCGTACGACCGAGCTCGCCTGCAATGTTCGCGGGTATGCGGCGAGCAAGCTCCGAAGTGAGCTTCGGCACAAAGCCGATGCCTTCTTGCGCCGCTTGCCAAATCGTCGGCTCACCAAACGCACGTTCGCCAGCACTTACTGGCCCTTGGTCCGTGGTCGGTGCAGCTTCAGCCGGCGGAGCGACTTCAGGGCCCACGACCGCATCCGGTCGAACGGTGCCCGGTCCCGCAGGCACCGTGCCTGGAGTCTGCGGACCCGGACGACGCCCAGACGCATCAAGCGCACGACGCGCGGCCAACGCATCCGTCAGGAACGGGAGGTTGTAGCCTGGAATAGTGCGAATTACGTTCTGGCCCTGCTCGTTTTTGTACATCTCCGTCGTCGGGCGAAGCAGACGAGAAGCCGCGCTCGCAATGAGGTTGTCCTCTTCCGGAGTCGTTTCACCGTCGGCATAGGCCTGCAAGAGTCCAGGAGCATTGATCACGCTCCAGTCCCACGAACCCTTACCGAACATGCTGCTCGGGCTCTTGCCGGCATTTTTGAGGATGTCGCCAAACGCCTTGCGTTGCGACTCGACGAGCTTGATGTTGCCCTCGCGAACCTGCTCACGCTCCTTCTCGGCAGCTTGGATAGCCGCCATGCGGATCGCGCGCTTGTTCTTGTCCTCTTCAGCAATAAATTGACCCACTGCACCCGGAATCTCCGAGGCAACGGTCGCAAGACGGCTCAGTGTTGAACCGCGCAAAGGGCGGCCCTGCGCGTCGACGTTACCGGCAAGCTGCAAGCCCTTCTGGCCGAGCATCAACAGCAACTGCGCCTGACGGGATTCTTTGTCCTCGCCAAGCAGGTCGCGATACATCTGCTCGCGCTCCATTGTCGTCGCCTTCAGATCCGGCATCGCCGCTGTCGGCTGCGTTAGCATCTTCGAATAGCCCGTTTGGGCATATTGAAGAAGCTCTGGCGGCAGGCGCATGCCAAGGGAGGAAGTGTCCTCGTCTAAGGAAGGTTCTTCGTCATCCGAGGTCACGCCTTCCTCACCGGACCCCTGGTAAAAACGCTGAACGTACCCACCATCCTTCATCTGGATGGGCGGCATGCCTTCCGGCGGGATCGGCTGACCGTCCGGTCCCATCATGGGACCAGGAGCCATACCGCCTCCGGGAGCAGGACCGGCGGCGGCAAGAAGCGCGGCCATATCGCCGGGTGGCGGCGCGGCTGCGCCAGGAGGAATTGGCGGAGCGCCCGGAGGCGGAGCTCCCATAGCAGCTCCCGGAGGCGGCGGCATTGGAGGCTGTGGCCCTTGGACCATGGGCTGTGATTGCGGCAACGCGCCAAGCCCAGCGCCTTGCGCCAGCACTGGCTGGAGCATCGCAAGCACAGACTCGGGGGTCTCGGCAGCGGCCGGGTACCCCACGAGATCAGCCAATTCTTCGCGACGCGCGTCGATAGAGCGCATATCGCCACGGAGATTGTTCATGAGGATCTCAGGCGAATCGGGACGGCGATCGAGGACCTCGGCAGCCGAGTTTTCCTCGTCCGCATCCTCCTCCTCGCCCATCTCGTCTTCCATCTCATCGAGGAAGCCCTGCATGATGCCGACGTTCTCTACGTCGTCCAACATTTCTCTTGCCTTTGCCATATCGACCCCTTAGATGATTCCGGCCTTCTGGGCACCCGCTAGAGTACCTACTGCGCCAAGTCCAATGCCCACGGCCTGTTGGAACGGGCTTGCTGATGGAACGCTCGAGACCTGCGTCGACATCTGCGTCGACGGTGCGCCGCGATAGATGTCCGACAAGAACCCGATTTGCTGGTACGGAGCATAGATCTGCTGAAGCTGCGTTGCACGCTGCGCATCGATGCCCTGTTGTGCCAGTGCCTGCTGCGCCTGACCGACGTTGTAGAGCATGTTGATGTCGCTTTGGTTCATGGCCTGCGCCGTCTGGCCCAAAGCCGCCTGTTGCACGCCAAGTTGGCCAAGCTGACCGCCCAATGCGCCAAGGCCTTGAGCCATGCTTTGACCAATACCGAACTGCTGGCCGGCGAGAGCGCCGATGCCCTGTCCTAGGTTTTGGAACGTGTTCGCCTGCTGTCCGTAGATGCCTGCGGCCGTCTGTGCCACCTGCCCACGCTGCGCCGCTTGCGACGCCAGTAGGTTGGAGATGTTTTGCTGGATGTTGGCTTCTTGGCCAGCAAGCGCGCCTGTCTGTGCAGCAAGGTTGCCGTAGTTTTGAGCGGCTTGCTGATAGATGTTCGCGGCCGATTGGCCAAGCTGTGCTTGTTGCACACCTAACTGACCAAGGCCTTGGCCTGCAGCGACCTGGTTCTGCGCAAGATTGCCGTAAAGGCCTGCTGCGGCCTGCCCAAGCTGTGCCTGTTGTACGGCCTGCTGACCGATCGTAGTGCCGGCCTGCATGCCCAGTTGAGCACCAGTAATGCCGTACTGTGATTGTGCCTGCTGGTTCGCCAACGCCGCTTGTTGTGCAAGCTGGGCGTTTTGCTGTGCCGTGGCCATTTCGGCTTGCTGGTTCGCCAACGCCGCCTGGAGCGCGGCTGATTGGTTCATGCCCTGCGCTTGCAACTGGTTAGCGGCACTCTGCACGCGCGCCTGTTGATCGGCATTGAGGTTGGCAAGCGCCGTTTGCAATCCGACCTGCGTGCCGAGCTCCTGCACACCTAGCTTGGCAGCAAGATTCTGCTGGCCTACGTTTAATTCGGCTTGCTGGTTAGCAAGGGCTGCCTGCAACGCCTGTTCCGCAGACATGCCCTGCGCTTGCAACACGGCCGCTTGGTTTTGAACATTGGCCTGTTGCTGCGAAGACAAGTTGGCCAAAGCGACCTGAAGGCCCGTTTGCGCGCCCAACTGCTGCACACCGAGCGCCGATGCGAGGTTTTGCTGGCCGACGGTAAGTCCGGCCTGCTGGTTTGCTTGTTGTGCAGCAAGACTCGCCTGCTGTTCGACGTTGAACTGCTGTTGCGCCTGTTGATAGGCCTCTTGCAGCCCACGCGCGCGGATATCTGACTGAAGTTGAGCCAGATTACGAGCCGCCTCGGCTTCTACGACACCTTCGCGCTCGCCACCAAAGGCGCCGGTACGAACGGCCTGTGCCGCACGTCCCTGCCGAGCAATTTGATCCGCACGCTCTGCTTCGCGAAGCTGAATGTCCAAAACACCCTGAACATAGGGTGACATGTAACGATTTAAGACGTCTCCGCCAGTAACAGAGCCCGTTCTGACCTGTGGCGCGTTAGCTAACTGATAAGCGGACAAACTCGGCGCAAAACCGGTCTGTGCAGCCGCCATTTGAGGGGCTGTGATCTCTCGTCCAGCAACATCCCGCACCGGACCGCGTTGGAAAAACTCCAAATCGGGACGATAGTTGGTCTGCGCGGCCTGAATGTCTCTCGCGGATACTTGTTGGGCATTGACGGCCCCAGGACCTGCCATTTGCGCGGCCGTAACGGTCGGAGCCGGCCCAAGTTGCGCTGCGCGGCCCAACATTGCCTGCGAAGCGGCAAAATCCGCACCCGCAGCGCCCAATGCCAAGCGCTGTGCGCCTGTAAGTCCCGCAATACCCTGTCCAATAGCGGCAGTAGCAGGCTCCAAATCGGCTTGCGACGAGAGCGCAGCCATGTTTTGGGCCGTGGCCAGTGCTCCAAGGCCCGTTTCAACGTCTTGATACGCCCCGCCCAGACGAGCAGTGACGTCGGAGGCCGCCGCACGCTTGGCAGCCTCGTCTAAGTAGCCTAAACCAACACCAAGTTGGCCTACACCAGAGGTAATTCCGGTTCCGGCCAGCGCGGCGTTCTGCATTGCACGCTGTGCATCAGTAAATTGAGCTCGGGTATCCGCTCCACGGAGCACATCGGCCGCTTCAGCGGTCGTTTGCACGCCAGCGCCGACGCCCTGATTCGCCGCCTGTATATACGGCATGTATGAGCCGACGCCGAGTCCCTCGGCCGCGCCCATCGCCGCCAACTGCGCAGGCGAAAAGCCGGCTACTTGGTAGCCCGGAAGCTGCTGCGAAAGCGGGGTTGTCGTACCAATGACTTCACCGGTGACAGGATCGCGCTTGACGTTAAACGCCAAGTCGCGTGCTTGTCTCAAAAGATCAAGCTTATAGGCTTCAATCTCCGGTGATTCGGAGACAATTTGTTGGGTAACTGAAGTTTCTGCCATGGATTCTTACCCCTTCACCGGTCCGCCTTCGAGCTTTTTCATCAAGGCGTACATGCGTTTTGCGCCCTTGCGGCGGCTACCGCCTCCGGCGTTGCGAACGGCCTTGGCCGTAAATACAAACTCACCATCCGACAGCATCGCCGGAATAGAGTCAGAAGTGCCCGTGCCAGGACCGTTAATCGGGCCTGTTTTACGGGGGAAATGCGTTGGCTTTGGGTCGCCGCCCTTGTTCATGTATACCGGTTGCTGCACTGGGGCAGACAAATCAGGAATACCGTAAAGGTCTTCGACGTTGTATGGCTGCGGCACGCCCGTCGGCATCATCGTAATACCACGCGGGGTATACACCGGAATGCGTGTTCCGGGAGGCATGCTTGGCGAAGCCGTCGGCACGAACGGATCATACGCTCGTGGCATGCCTTCAACACGGCCCAACGTACCACCAAAGAGCTGCGGGTTGTCGCGAATAAACTGCGAACCGCCGTAGGCGCGATCAAACAATGGGTTTTCGTTGACGGGCTCAGTCTTAAAGCCGCCCGTCAATGCGCCAACGCCCACAGCAGTAAGTGCCGCCGGAGCGTAACGACCCAGCGTAGTAGTGGCGTTCGGGTTGACCAGGAATGCGTCTTTGAACGTCTGGAAAGACGGCATGTTGGCGAATTCGTTCAAACGGCCGCCAATCGTCTGCGCAGGGGTAATCGGTAGCCCCGTTGCCGCGTCGACAGGGTAGTCATCAGGCAACTTACTGAATGGATTCAGTCGATCAAAGAAGCTCTTACCGGCCACTTGGCCAGAAGCAGCGGTGCCCACGGCTCCCGGAGCGCCAGCGGCGACTTGCTGGGCCGCCGGAGCAGTCGTGTAGTCGCTCGGCGGAAGCTCTCCGATGCCACGCTGGATGGGAGCTTGTTCGGAAGGGGCGGCCTGTGTCGGAGCTTGGCCAGTGGCGCTTTCAACGGGAGTCTGCTCTGGCTTAAATGTAAGCCCGGTCATGGCACCCTGCTGCAAGCCCATGCGAAGAGCGTCCTGGGTGCTCATGCCAGCCGCCTTACCAAGAGCCGCGCTCGTCACACCCGCACCAATGCCTTGCGCGAGCTTACCGCCCTCGGTGACACCGGGGATCTTGCTCGCAAACTTTGCCACGGTCTCAACAGGATTAAAGTTGCCGATTTTACCGCCCGCACCGAAGTACGAGGTCGCGGCGGAGATCAGGGCATCCTTTACGTTACCGCCCGCACCGAGCGTGGTCGCAGCGGAGGCCGTCGCGGCAGCCGCTGCCGAAGACATTACGCCAATGCCTGCTGGGCCGAGGACCGTGGCCAATGCAACGGTCGCCACGACACGTACGATCGGATTCTTAAGAAGACTCTTAACTGCCTTTTTAATGCTCTTGAAGAGTTTCTTGAGGAAAAACTCAGGAAGGCCAGTACGGGGGTTGACCGTGCCAGATCCGCCAAAGGCTTTAAGCAATCGAGCTTCGACCGGCGTAATGTGCGCCAGCATTGTGTCGCCATTGCGGCCCTGGGAGGCCAGGTACTTGGCCACATCGGCCAACCCGCCTTCAGCCATGGGCATTGGTCCGAGGTCCGCGACCTCTGGTGCCATTTGCATAGGCGCTTGAGCGCCAGCCGAACGCATGTCACGGTACTCGTTGAGCACCATGATCGCCATGCCAAGATAGGCCGGATCGTAGGCCTCCGGTAGGTCATCCTCTTCCATCATGCCCGATTCAATCAAGCGCTGACGGAGCTGTGGATACTCCTGGGGGTTCTGAGACATGTACTCGAGAACATCGAGCAACGAAGCAACTTCTGCGGCGCTGAGGTCAAGATCCCCCAGCGCGTCTTGAACGGCCCTTTTGACTTCGGCAACTTGTGCAGGCCCGTTTTGGGTCAGCCCCAACGCCGAAAGCGCGGCATCGTATGAGTCCGCACTAGAAACGAACGGGAGCTGCTGGGGAGGAGCCGGATTTTGCATGTCCTGCCCCGGAGGCAGACCCACGATGCCTTCATTTTCCATAGGTGTCCTTTCCAGTTTGTGCCGAAGACCCAACAAGGGGTCGCGCGCCGGGAAAGGACGCGGATATGGCGCTGATTATGGGCCAAGTTGTCAAGCGTTGTCCACTTGTCACGAGCGGTCGATCTCTAGGTAAGAGAGGTAGAAGTCGACGTCCGAGACACTAGCCGTCACCTTCAAAACATCCCCTGCAATCAGCACACATGGCACACCAGAGAAGATGTCAAGCGTCTGGCTTGTCGGCAATACGTACGACTTCAGGAGTTTGTACGGCGTTGCTCCACCTGCTGGATAAACAGCCGCACTGACCGTGGCCGCGTTGGCATTGTCGTTTGTGACTCGCAACGACGAAAGAACCGCGTTGTTGGCGGCCGGTGCCGTGTAGATGGCGCTTTCGGTAGCAGCACTCGGAGTTAAGTATTGGCGAAGGTATTTGTTTGCCACGTTACACCGCTGAGACGAAGTTAACGGTCATGATGACCGAAGGGATCGCAGGGCGCGTTGGTGACGTACCCGCAGCGTAGTGCTCTAAGTACACATCAAGGCTATCGGACCACCATGCAATCTGTAGGTAGTTTGCAGAGGGGTCCGTCACCGTAAAAATGCCCGTGATTGCAGGCACTATGTGGGCCCAAATCGTCGAGCTCTTACGAACAGGGATATCAAATCGCGTATTGCTCAATGCGTAATTCACGCCGGTATCTTTGGCCCAAACCTCGAACTCTGCCGCTGTGTTGCCACGGTTAGTCACCTGAAGAGTGAACGTGACTAGGTAACGACCCGAGCAAGGAACATAGATCTTGCTGTTATCGACCACCCGAATACCAGAGGACGAGTCAACAGATGAGTACGTCAATAGGTTTTCGCTGGTGATCCCAGCGTTGGACTGATCTGCGTCAGAGATCAGCATCGCATTCGGCAGGCTGATACCGTTACTGATCTGAAAGCCGCGCACGCCACCAGCAAAGCCCCCGCCTGCGCCAGAACCCGCCGCGAACCACGAACCGGCTCCCGCTTTGTCGTCACTAACGGTCGGCGTGTAGCTATTATTAAGCTGAAAAATAACCTGTTCGAGCGAACGCACGAGCTGGTTGAACTGTTCTGCGCTGTACCCTGCTGTCGCTGCGTTGGGAAGACGGACGTTAAAGATCTTGCTCATCGCAAGCCGTCCGGCTGGATATCGACACGCATCGTGCCAAAGCGCCAGTTCGTGTCAACATCCGTACTTTCAATCCGCAGACTAATCTGCCGTCCACGCGCCCGAGTATCGACTTTATCCGTCGTAGGAGTGATCACATAAGGATCCAGTGAGCTCGGAACCGCAGAGGACTGCGGGTAGGGTCGGAGGAGCAAGTGAACAACCAGATCGCCCTCCTGATTCTTGAAGTCCGGGATAAATCGACGCATGTACAGCATCTGATCGCCATCGCCGATATCAAAGTAACCAGACTTAACGTAGGACGTGATGGGCGCGCCATCGGCGTTCTTCCCGTCCTCTTGGTTGTAAATCCGAGAGCGCCCCGGCGTTAGTCCGTGGATCGTGGTCAACGTCGCTTCGGTCCCGTCCGGGTCATACGTGGTTGCAAGTGGCTTGTTGAACACACCAAGGTCCAGCCATGCCGTGCGAGGCATCGTGCCCACGGACCATACGTTTTCTAGGTAATTAAGCGTGACAAAGCGATTGATGTAGTCGCTATCCGCCGTGCAATACCACCAAGTAACCTCGTTGAACTGTGTATTAATTCCGACATGTACTTTTTCGGCTTGAATAAGGTTGATGTCGTCGTATATGTAGTCCTGAACAGAACATGCGAGCTTCTTGACGGTACCGTCAAAGACGAAGAACGCGTCCTTGCCCATCCAATACGCCACGCCGTTTACGTCTGCCGACGCATGAGGACCAATAAGGCCGCAATTTGCACCCAACTGTTGAAACCCAAACGTATACGGCGGCCCGACGTACTGCATGCTGTGCAAAGCCGTGTCCGTCCAGATCAAAATCTGGCCACGCGACCGTAATGCGGAAATAATCTCGTTTCCGTCGGTTAACCGCTGGCCGCCGGCCGTGTTAGTAGCGGTTGCAGCGAATGTATTAAGGTCTTCTTGGTTCGAAAAGCGCACAAACATGGTGTCCTGCGTGCTTGGGGTGCCGATCGTTGATTCAGTACCAAAACACACCAAGTGCCGGTCTGGGGTAGACACCAACGCGTACTTGCTTTTGGTCGGAGCGCCAGAAATAGCCGAAGCACGAGTGCTGACACCTGAGTTGGGGTCCCACTCGTAAATTCCCCCGTCCACTAGCTGCAATATGAGCTTTTCGCCAAAGTTATCGAACTGCCAAACACTAGAGTTTAATGCAAGGGCGGCAGATGCCGGTCGAGGTGTTCCCCATGTACTAAGCCCCCACGTGCCGGTGCCCCAACCAAAGTCAAAATAGCTTACATCCGACCCTACCGTGATCTGGTAGGCCGCATCGGCCGTTCCCGCCGCCGTTGCCGTGCTGGTCGCTGCAACGGGGGATTGAATAACGTACTCCCCCGTACTGATGACCTCGGTGATCTCAAACTCACCGGTCAAACTGGCGTTTGGAATGCCGCCTGGGTCGCCAGTAACGCTAGAAAGGGTGACGAAATCCCCGACAATACACCCATGTGCCGTGTCGTTGACCACGACACGGGTTTCGGTGTCCACGGTGTCGAAGGTAACGCCAGTTTCGGTGTCTCGGATAGGGGTGATGTCCGACCAATTACCCCCGTAATAGATGTAAACCTTGCGGTTGGTACCCACCACAAGGTAAGGAACGCCTTCGAGGTCGTTCCAGGCATACACTTCGCTGGGCATTCCGA